GGTGGTGGTAAATTACCAAAACGGTAATTCACTTACCCCCGACCAGTCAAATCCGTTTGGTCCCTTACGGGATTACTCGGGGTATTGACAGCCGTTTTCGTGACACCTCTATTTGGGTTTCAAATAGAGATGAACTTCAACAAACATGCCTTCCTATTATCCATAGGTAGTTTGGAGCAGCCTCTATGTCATAGAGGCGGAATCGCCCAAATCGGTCGTCGACCATTCGGGACAAAGACTTTAACTAAGTCTTCTTACGATTCCTGAAGAAATCCAATAGATTACCATCTATTATAGGAAATTCATCATCCTTTTGAGATAGTATTGACCCTTCGGGGAAATACCAATCTGCAAAACGGAGCTCATCCATCTCATCGTCTATATCCGGAATACTTTCATCCAAAGTATCCCAATTGGAAAAGACTACCTTTCTATTGATAAAAATAGATCGGTATTTCCAAGAGAGGGCTCCTTCTAAAAAGGACCGACTCAATGGACCATGAGATGGGTCATGTTTGTTGCAATTGAGGGTCTTTATTATTCTAGAAAACTCTTTTGCAACACGTCTAGGCGACATGTTATCAAGAGTGCGTTTTCCTCCTTTCAGGAGGAATTCACCTTCTAGAATAGATCGTAATTCAGAGACGAAGTCACTGAAATTAACGAACCCGAGATCCTTCAGATATTCTGATATCTCGGATAAAGTCTCAAAGTCCAGATGTCTAATCTCGTCAGGATTCTTACCCAATCCCCTCATCCAAGTAGAATATCGCCTATTCTTCTTTAGACGAGGTAGTGTAAGAATATAGAAATCTTCCAAATTCTGTGGAAAATTTCCAACCTGACATGTCGTCTTATCTCTCTCGTCCAACTCAGCGATAAATTCTTTCATTCTAGACCGAACGAAAGAACCTATGTTTGAGAAGAACGACCTTTGTGTAGTCAATTGGCTTAATTGATTAAACAAAAGGAGGTTTTGGATCGATAGATCGGGGGCTAAGAGAAGCCTAACGGCTCTCTTTACTGGCCCACGAATCTTGAGGGCATCAGGATTCCTGTAAGGAAAACCTAATCCTCCAAGTGCCTTCGGGAGATATGGTTCTAAACCATACTTCCAGATCAGGCGTATCGAATCCCGATAAACATGGTTACTCCAAAGCAAATAATCCTTTATATATGGAGACTCCATATTATAACGGAGGGCCGAGGAGATCGCCTCCCCATGGGAAACCCATGGAGGTAGCTCCTTTTCTCCGGGTAGACGTGATACAGGTTTGCAGAAACTGCGAACAGGTATGTAGTCTAGCCATTGAAAAGACCCATTATCGTTGATGCGGAAATACTGTTCAGTATATACCCCATAAGAAGTACTAATGTAGTCAACATTCTTAGAAAATTGACCGCCTAGTAACTTATGGATAGTTCTATAAGCTATGATAAATGGAATCGTGACTATCGCGGCAACGTCGTCACCGCATTGGAGAAATGCTAAGGATTCAATCTGAATTCCGTATTTCTCTAAATGACGATAGTACGAAGGAAATAGAGATGAGGAATTTTCACAAAGATACTTTGTGAACCATTCTTCAGATTCCTGAAAGGAATCCTTTATCTCTACCCATGTCGACAGATACCATGAAAGGTCTATAAGCATGAAACCATAGTTATTTAAGAGCAACCAGGACAGAGGGTGACCCATCAGGGTTCCCTGAGTCTGAACTACCGTAGTCCCGTCGGGATACGTTAGGTCTACTTTAGGAACTAAATAAGGGTATGTCTTAGACAACCGCTTATCATGCTTCCATAAAGCTGGTTGAGTTTCTTTAACGTGATTAACTATCCCGCTAACGAAACCTCTCAAAAGAGCACCAGGGATGAAATCCGTCGCGCTCTTCATATCTATGGAGTAAATGAGTAGACCCCCATTTTTCCATGCATTATATCTAGCCACGTCAGAATTAAGCCATTTTGACATGTGTACCCACGCGTTCTTATTGAAGATCGATATTTTGGAGGTTGGACCTTTATAAAGTCTCTTTAAAAGGGTCCTCCAAACATGACCTGAATATAGAACACCTAAAGGGATACAACTCAATATCCTTGACTTGTATCCTTGTTCCTCGATAGCTATCACCTTTCCTTTACAGGAAAGTTGAGTCGCCTGGGGAATACTCGGACCAAAACTCTTACGCGGCATATACTCGTCGAGTATATGCGATGACAGGAATATTTTTTCCATACCGTTATCTGATGTATAAACTATATCAGATAAAACTCTATCAAATTGTTTCACAATTTTATAGATTGAACGGTAGTCAAGAATATCCTGTGAAAAACGCTCATCCGCTTCTTCTATGGGATCAAAGTGCATTTTAACCAAATGACTTAAGATTCCACTTTTGACCGTCCTTATGTCATAAGGAAGGGGATTAGGACCGAAGTCTTCGGCCTTAATCCCGCGAATGGTGTTTAGAACTTTTTCAAAGTTCTGCTCTTGGGCTGATATCTCAGGGCTATTATTCTTATTTTTTACAAAATAATTTATAGCCGCTGTTCGGACTCCCCCCTCTCTGAGGAGAGTACCGTAACAGGCTGAATTTGATAACGGAACATGTATATCCTCACGATCCAAAGGGTTCCTTTGGGTCATGGATCTCATGAAAGCCGTCATAAAATTGAAGCCAAGCTCAGTAAGATCGACGAAATTACTGAGTGGGATATCATCATCACTCCTCGTGAGGGCCTCACGATGAGCTTTGAGAGCCTCTTTTCGTACCTTCCAATTCGCGGGGATAACTCCTCGAGAACCAGAAGAGAAAAGAAAAGCAGAACGGTGCTCAAAATCTATCTTTTCATCAAAGGTAGAGGTTTTGCACCTTAGTCGTCTCAATGACTTAGGAACTAAGCATAAAAGACGACCATTGAAGAAAGTAAGAGTATTAACACATCGGCGCATGCCATGTAACATAGCATACTGGTTTCCGAGTGTAGCCGGTGGAGGTATCGGTATATCTTCAATAGATATAACCGCCCAGAACCTAAGATATTTGAAGAGAAACTTAATCCTATCAACTAGGTAATTTTCTCCACAATATAAGTAGGTTTTAAAAATCCACGAGGTTAAGGATCTGATACCGAGGAAAGTCTCCTTCCATATCCTGGATTTAGACGATCCTCCGCGTATGAGATCGGGTACTGCTAGTGCTAGCGAACTAAGAACAGTATTTACTATCCTAATGCAACGATTCACGTAACGTGATCGTATATAGGATGATTCGAGAACGTTTTTATTAAAAGCGGGAATTATCCATTTCCGCCAAAAACGTAGATAAGACTGTGAGTCTGGCAAGTTACGAAAAACGCTCGGCGGAGAGAACCATAAAGGCTCCCTGTGGGCCGGCGTGGGGACCTCCGAAAAAGTCATTAGATATAATCTAAATGATTTTTTGGAC